CGCTAAAGCCTACCTGCTTGACCTGCTGCAGGGTGGTGGTGTCAATCTTCACATTACATACATTGATTTAATTTACCGGGCTCTGCACGATTTGTCGGAGTCGCCAAGGTCTGCTTTTGGTGGCATGGAGAGGGATTTATCTGGTGTAGCCCTTGAGATTGAGCTCCAGCCACTGCTGCAGAAGGTCAAAAGGAAGAGAATCATCAGGACAGCCGCCTATAATCGCCGCAATGAGATGGTCCTCAAGCTTCTTGAGAAGTACCAGGGTGAGAATTTTGGCGAGAACAATTTGCGGATAGTCTGGGGACCCGTGCTGCCCAAGGATATGGCGAGGAAGGTAAGTAACGAGCAGGTAATGGTCCAGACCGGTATTCACTCCCGGAGGATAGCCATGAATGAGATCGGTGTCAGGGACCCCGACTACGAGTTCAAACAGTGGCTTGAGGAGAGGGAGTCTATTCTCAAGATGAATAAAGAGCTTAACGCTAAATCTGCCAGGAGCGGAGCGAGAGAGGGAGCTTTACAATCTCGGGCGGAAGGTGTTGAGGAGTAATCAGCAGGAGGGATGATGGTAACGGAGAAAGAACAGGGAAATACCGATGAGCTTGAAGCTAATGGAGATGAGATAGAAAGGCTCAAGCAGGATAAGGAAGCCCTTACCCGGGAGCTTAAGTCCAGGGATGCCACGATTATCAGGTTTGAGCAGACGCTGGCGGGTAAAGATAGTGAAATAGTTGCCCTGAAACAGGCTTTAGATGAGGCGGAGCGGAAACTGGCTGACCTTGGCAAGGCTCTGGCTCAGGCGGTAGCCGGCTATAAGGCTCTGGTGGTTCAAGCAAATCCGGGGGTGCTTGCCGAGCTGATAACCGGGGATACCGTTGAGGAAGTGAACGAGTCTCTGAAGAATGCCCAGGCTCTTGTTGACCGGGTCAGGCAGGAGATGGAGGCGGAAGCCTCAAAGACAAGGATACCTGCCGGTGCTCCGCAGAGGGCGCCACTGGACCTGTCGGCGCTCTCCCCCCGGGAAAAGATTCAATACGCAATAGGAGGTTTTTCGCCCTGAAGGAACTGAGATATACCGAAGGGCGAAGAACAAAAGCCAATTAAGAAACTTAATGTGCAGGAGGTAAAATAAAAATGGCTTTAACTTTAGAAGAGGCATCCAAACTGTCCAACGATATGCTGCTGCAGGGGGTGGTGGAGACCATCGTTAAGGATTCTCCGGTTCTCCAGAGACTGCCCTTTATTGAAATCGTGGGTAATGGACTGACTTACAATCAGGAGAAAACCCTGCCCGGCATTGACTTTTATGATGTTGGTGACACCTGGGTAGAGTCCACACCAACCTTTGAGCAGAAAACAGCCAACCTGAAAATTATGGGCGGTGATGCCGATGTTGACAACTTTCTTAAGTCTACCCGCAGCAACGTCCAGGATTTGGAGGCAGCCGTCATTGAGCTGAAGGCTAAGGCGCTCCGGGAAAAATTTGAGGAGGTCTTTATCTATGGAGATGCTACCGCTAACCCCAAGCAGTTTGATGGTCTCAGAAAACTGATTGATACCGAAACTGCCGGCGACCTGGTAATAGCTATGGGGGATACCGGGGCTACTCTTACTCTGGCCAAGCTGGATGAGCTTATTGATGTCGTAAAGGGCGGCAAGCCTGATATGCTGCTGATGAGCCGCCGTTCAAGGCGCAAGATTAATGCCCTGGTCAGAGCCGCCGGTGGGATGTCCGAGACTGACCGAGATAAGTGGGGCAACTTTATCCAGATCTGGGATGGTGTGCCTGTTGGCGTCAACGACTGGATTCTGGATACCCATACCCTGAGTGGTGGTGTTGAGACCGGGACTACCGGTGACACCTGCTCCACCATATATGCTATCCAGTTCGGGGAAGGGGCTCTCTGTGGCTTAACCAGTCCGGGGCACCTGCAGGCTGAGCCGGTAGGCCCGCTGGAGAACAAGGACGCAACAAGAACCAGGGTTAAGTGGTATGTATCCATGGCTCTGTTCAGCTCGATTAAGGCGGCTGCCCTAATCGGTGTCAAGGACTAAGAGACTTTACATAAAGGAAGCTTCTTGCACCGAAACAGGTAAGACATGTCACCAAGGGGCGGGAGCCGGCTAAGAGATTTAATGCATGGGAGGTAATATATATGGCGTTTTCAGACCCGGGAAAGGGAAGGATTATTGAGCAGGGTGAAGGGTTGGTCAAGGTAACACTGGCCGAAGCCTGTAAAGCTGGCGACATTCTGGGCTACAGCTCCGGCTGGAAGAGGGCACTGGCTACCGTCGGCACCGCTATTCAGGGAAGGCTGGTAGCTGGTGAAGATGGTGCCAGCAGTGATGAAATCACTGCTTACCGCCGAGCCGTGGTTAGTGGCTACTCCGGCGGAACCGCCGGTAATGCTGTCTACGTTGCCGAGGGGACGGATTATGGCAAGGTTACTGAGACCAAGCCGACCACTTCCGGTGATTGTGATACTATCATCGGCTATATGGCTTCGGCTGCAGTAGCTACCCTGGAACCTGGTTCAAGAGCTGATTCTACGGCTTAATAAATTATTAAAGGGGGAGGGGTCTACCCCCTCCCCCCTACGGGAGGTAAATTATGGTACTGGCAGTGATAGAACACATTGAACACCCTTTTGCCAGGGGTAACCTGACTTCAGACGGAGTCCAGTGGAGTGATGAGCACACGACTGCCACTGATGACTACGAAGAAGTAGAGAGCGTAGTGATTACTCCACCGGCTCTGGGCGACGTGCTTGAGTTTGAGTTCGGGCTTACCTGCGCGGTAAAGTCCAGCGGTGCTACCGAGTCTATCCTTTTCAAGTGGCAGGCGCGCAATAAAGGCGGCACCTGGGTTGACCTTCATGATGAGGTAACCTATTCGGCTGATGCCTCCGCCTACAAGGAATATACCTACAGCGGGCGCTTTAAACCGGGTGCCAACTTCAATGCGGTGCCTTTTGATGTCCGTCTGGTTATCAAGTCAGGAGGCGCTGGTGGCGAGAATGCCGTCGGTAAGACCAAGAGCTCAAGCTATGTTAAGGTAGTCTATTCTGCTTCGTGAGGTGTGCTATGAATTTTGTCTTTGACCCCAGCCTGGAGCTTTATCTGCCCTTATATGAACTGGATGGCAGTTCCTTCATGTCAAAAGATGCCTGCGGACACATATGCTTGGTTACTGGTGCTTTATGGGGAAGTCAAGGTAGGACTTTTGATGGCGGTGATGACTATATAGATATAACACCTACTTCATGGGCACAAATTCAGGCAATAACAGCATTTACGTTTGGTATATGGTTTAAGAGTGAGACTGATTCCTCAGACTACCTCTGGTCAATAAGCGATAAGGATGATGCTGGTTCTTATGTAGGTGTACAACTGACAAGTTCTGGGGGAATAGTCTTTAATCTAGCTGAGGATGGAGGCTGGCCGATTTCAACAATATCTGCTGAAACTGGATACAATGATGGCGATTGGCATTTAGTACAAGTTACTCAGCCTGCCGCTGACGATGCCCTTGTAGTAACAGTGGATGCGGTTGCATTAACAATGAACGATACAGGTAGTGGGAGTGGGAACGAAGGTTTTGTTGATGTCGGTAATCTGGATAAATTCCTAATTGGTGATAGGATGCGTTCAGGTTCATTAGATGCTCCCTATGAGGGGGTAATTGGTGAAGTATGGCTTTACAATCGAGGCTTAACCCCCCAAGAGATTCAACAGAACTATTTAGCTACTAAAGGGAGGTATCAATGAAGTACAGAGTAAGATTGGATTTAAGCTTTGACAGTGAGGCTGATGCCCAGTCATTGATGGACTATGCCAGGGCTTTGGCTGGCAAGGCAGTCAGCGTCAATGAGGGCAGTGATAACGAGGAGATTTCCTTCTGTGACCTGGAGCTCTGCCGGCATGATGAAGGGCTGCCCTGCACCAGGCTGGACAGGTTGGAAGTAAGAAGGCTATAAGGAGCAGTAACTATGAACCTAACTGATATGAGAGCCATAGTCAGGCGTGACCTGCATGACGAGGATTCCGGCAACTATCGCTGGACGGATGATGAGATGAACCGGCATATTGCTCACGCCGTTAAGGAGTTCTCCGAGCATATACCCTATGAGCAGAAGGCTACCAAAGCCACCGCTTCGGGCTCTCGGGAGATAGATATAAGCACTGTAACCAACAGGGTTATGGTGGAGGCGGTAGAGT